TGATCATCAGCCCTGTGTCAGTGGAATACAGCGCGACAGTCCACGCATCGAGGTGCACGCGGTACGGGGTCACGACGCCTCGTCATCAGGAGGGCCGTGTGCCAGGTCAGATACCGACACGAACACCCGCTCGCACTGTTCGGCCAGCGATGCCAACGTCCGACTGATCTCGAAAATAGTGTCAGTCAGCCGCTCAAGCGGGGGCGCATCTTCGGGTGCCACCACCCGCAGGGTGGGACGATCTGGATCTTTCACAGCTCTTGCCCTTTCGTAGTGTTCCCCCGCCCGCCTGAAAGGGTAGTAAAAGGCGGACGGAGGAACAGTCGGATCGTATCAGGTGACATCTACTCTACGGTAGACGCTGTCCCACTAGCAACGTCAGCGTTTGGTGCTGCGCCTCAAATCACGCACCATCGCAGGCCAGGAACGCCAATAGTCGTCCAGGGCGATCCTCTTGCGTCGGGAAGGTGGACGATACGCCATGATGTCACGAACAAGCCAACCGATGACACCGCCGAACACGACAGCCAACAATCCTGCAATGATAATCATTCTTCTTCTCCCTCAAATGTGAGATCCCAGCACACCTGGCATAAGTAGTACGGCATCGGCCTGGAGGTGTCCGCACCGATCAGGATGTCGCGCTGTTGTGGGGAGAGGTTCCTGAACACCCACGCAATGTCGCCACCGTTCTTCCACTCGGCGTAGCTGACGGCCTTCACGCTCACCGTGTCTTCCGCCGAGCAGCGGCCACACGCCGCCGTCACGCCCACCCAATCCGTTGGTGTAGTCACAGGTACGTTCCTTTCTTGATCAATGCGAGAATCCCTGCCCTTACGCGCCGCCTTTTTCGAGGCGCCATGCCCCCCCACACCCCGAACCTCTCGTTGCGCGCGATGGCATAACCAAGGCATTCACGCGTCACCTCGCACAACTCACAGACCAGGGAGGCGCTCTTCGGAGGTGGCCCAGACACCTCCACATAGAACAGATCGGTCTGCCCCTTGCACGCGGCATCGTTCATCCACACCGGCCGGTCGACCAGCACGCGCAGCAGTTCCTTGGAGTCCCGCGTTTCACGCATCAGGGATGCACTCCACAATGATGCGCGCCACCCGCCGACCAGGCCCCCAGTCGTCAGCGACAGTCTCGACAAACACGTCGTACACGCCGTCACCGTAGCCAGTGGACGAGATCACCCCGATACCCCTGGGGAGTACCGCCTCACCATGGAGGCCGGCACGAATCACGCTAAACGCAGCGTCCAGGTCGTCGCCGTCGAAGCAGTAGCACGGGTCACCGATGAGCAGCGTTCCCGAGTCGACACCGACCTCGCCAATCTTGGTCCGCTCAATGCCGCTCACAGCAGCAACCACGCGTCGACACCCTCGACCAGCGACAGCGTGCTACCGCAATCCCAGTCGACCACCAGCGTCCCCTGAGCCGCATCCTCGTCATCCCAGGCGTGAGACCACCGGTAGTACCGCACGGTGCCCTCAGCGCCCCGCTCTAGGCGCGTGTGCGGGTCTGAGGTGCTGTCGAGGCGCACGCGCCGCCCCTGATACGTTCGATCAATCATGCGTAGCCCTTTCGTTAGATGGATTCACAGATACCGGCCGACCGTCGTCGGCAGCTCTTCCAGCGGGACCGCCGCGGCACAGCCCGCGCACAGATCGTCGCCGTTGTAGATGGACAGCACGGTGGGGCACGTCTGGCACACGCGGCCCGCCGGCCACGACGCCGACACGCCGCGCCGACGCCGGCCAGCATCAGTACCCGAGACGGTCGCGCTCATGCTGCTCGGCAATCGCGTCAGCCTCGGCACCGTCGCGCTCGCGCGTCAGCTCAGACCACTCGTCGAAGCTTTCAAGCGGCCACGGCTCCATGTCCAGGCACCGCCCACACGCACACTCGGCAGCGGTCAGCATGTCGCAGATCGTGCAACGGCCGGTCAGAGTCTCGGTGTACCGACGGTGCCCGCGGGTGTTGGTCACCACATGAACGCCCATCAGTGCCCCCACCCTGCCGCCGTCTGATGCACGGGCCGGCCATGCCATAGGCGGGCCGTGTTCTTGTAGCCGGCCGGTACGCCCACAGCCCAGGTCTCTTCGACCATGGTCCGACCCTGGAACCAGGACCGCACCTCGAACCAGCGGATCAGCGAGGTGGTCATGCCGAGCATCCCGTCAGCTCCCGTCACCAGCTCACCAGGCACCACGCGCTCGCTACCCTTCGAGTAGTCGACGACGCGCTGCCCAGCCGGCACGATCCGCACCGACTTACCGCTAGCGGTCAGCCCGACCACGCGCCAAAAGTCTATGTTCGTCTGGTCGTAGCCCCAGCTGGAGACCAGCACGTCCCCGACCTCGGGACCGCTCGTCCTAGTGCGTTCTACCGTTTCCGTTTCCATCGCTAATACCCTTTCCGTTGGATGTTGACATGATGATAGCACGCGCCCGTGACAGCCGTCAACATAGGGCCAACATCGGCAGCTCCCGCACGCGAAACGGTCCCGCATCCCATGGACAAGGATACGGGACCGCACGCCGACCACCGCCAGCAGGGTAGGGAGCTGCCAGGGCAGTCGAGAACTACGGCCGGCCCCACCACCTACGGAGCAGCCACCGCGCCGTCGTCTGCATGCCGACCACCACCAGGATCGCCGCGCCAGCGATGAACAGGGTCACGATGGCCGCGTGTAGGACGATCCAGCCTGCCCAGTCCGCGCTCATGATGCGACCCCCAGCTCCGCTAATAGCTCATCCTGCCCGCGCTGCTCGATAACGACCTCGAATCCTAACGCCTGGATCCGCTTTAGATCCGACGGTCGCAGCGTTAGACACCCCGTCATGGCGCAAAACAGGCGCCCGTTTTCGTTCGCAGGGTACGCCGCGGGCGTCCCGTAGTTGTGCTCCACACGGACCAGGACGACGCCGGCCTCGTCTACACCCCCGTAGCGGATAGTCATGCCGACACCCGCGTACCCAGGACCGCCTGCCACGCAGCCACCGCCGACGACCGCCCATGATGCACCAACCGATAGATGCACGTCGTAGTCTCCAGAGCCTCCAGGAACCCGTCAGGACCGGCACGGTCCACCTCGAGGAACCAGGACGTCGGTAGCCCGCGCGCCTCGGGACGCCGACCAACCGACCGCGTATCCCATAGCACGCTGTTCAGTCCCCATAGGTTGCCGCTCCCGCCATACCATCCGACCGACCGGTGCCACAACGACCCCGCCGCGCGCCGACCCTTACCCGTGAATGCCGGCGCCGATGCCAACGGACGAAACGGGGCACGCGTAGACAACGCCTCCCCGAGCGCGTCCGCCACCGCGCCAGGAAGGAACGCCGGCGCGGCCAGCTCCCGCGACTCGGGATCATCCGACGCGGCCAGCGCGTCGACCGCGTTCGCATAGCCTCGGACGAGTGCGCCGATATGGTCGGCGCGCCTCCCGTTAGTGGTACTCATGACTACCTACCCTTCCCGAGCGCCTCGCGCTCGCTCTTCCTACGGTCGGCGAGCTCTTGCCCGTACCGAGCGCCCGTGACATACACGCGGCGCCCCTGGTCATCCTGCATCACTACCTACCCTTCCGACGCGCTAGGCGCCGTATCTACACGCCGGCGAGGATCGCCGGCGAGACCATTAGAGACCAGGCGCCACGCGCCCACCACAACGCCGGCGACCGCCGGCCCCATAATGCACCCCGCGACGACCGCGACGACCGCCCTAGCGCCCATGGGGACCGCCGCGAGACCATCCGACAGCGTATTCCCAATAGCGCCGGCGCATATCGCGGACAGCGCCGGCGAGCGCCACCGCGCCGGCATCCATACCCTGTCGAGGCTAACGCCGGCGACCATTGCCAGAACTAGAACGCCGTTGTCGACTATCCCGAACCACCAGAGTCCAGCGTCCATTATGCGACCATCCGAACGAATCCGCCGCCGTCGTCACCGCGAGCTAGACCCTTTGCCCGTAGGCCGACGATCCCCGCGGCATCCTTCCAGCGTGAATCGCTAACGTCCCCATCCGATACCGTGAGACCGTCCCACGTCGCCGGCAACGGTGCACCGCGCCTAGTCGAAAACACGACCGCTACGGTGCCATAGTGCCCCGCCGCGGCGACTAGATCGGTCGTTCGTTCGCTCGCCGAGAACGTTAGATGGTAGTTCGCCGGCAAGTCCGCGGCCCGTGTCGGATTCTTCGAATAGTCGTAATACTGGCAAGCTCGGAGACTCGGATCAGTGAACAATGCCGGCGCGAACGATTCCCACGGCAAGTCGGACAGCACGTTAAGCCTGACCGGTACGCGCCCGAACCGGCGACCGAGCGTGTCCAGCGGTCGCCGCGCCAACACGCCGCGCAGCTCATCCGCTAGCGCCCTAATAAATAGTGCAGGCTCGGCACCTAGTAGCCGCGTTTTCCATATGCGCCCACGTTGGACCGAATCGAGCGATCCTTTTCCCGCGCTCCATAGGCACACGCCGCGGCAACCCGCGGTGGAATACCGGCACACGTTCCAGGCGCCCGACAAGCTCGCCGCGGCGAGACTTAGCCCATAGGTGCCCGAGAGAGAAGTACCGTGTGAAGCGGGCAGAATCCGACCGCTACCCTCGCCGCGATCATTGCCGCTCGGAATACGTCACGCTCCGCGATCGATAGCGGAGCTGTAGAGAATCCGCCGGCCGGCGCCATCGCCACTAGGTGACGTTCCAACGACTTACCCATTACAGCACCGCCCGAGGAACGTAGACCGCTAGACGTGTCCGCGCCGTAGAACTAGCAACCGCGACACACACGCAATACGGCGCCCATCCGACACGCTCGCCGGTATCGGCCCGATAGAAGTAGTCACGCTCGGGATAAGTCTTAGGGTCGTAGGTAATCTGCACCCAATCCCTAGCGCCCGCGTAATCATCGCGGGTAGTAGGCGTGATGCTGTCAAGCTCGCCGACAACATGAGCGCAAACTTCCCGAGTGCCGGTAGCTCGCCGATGACCCGCCGGCCGTACTCGGAAGGTGACGTCGCCGACCACCGCGATTACGTCTAGGTGATGCGTGACACGCTCGCCGGTACGGCGCACTCGTGCCGTCATGACACGCTTATTAAGGTTGCCGTGTATTTCTATCGGCGTTGTCATGATGTCGCCCCACACGACGCTAGGAAACGGTCCACGTCGAATGTTGGGTTTCCCGCGAAGAATTCCGCGGCCAATAGTTCCAGAATCCAACGGTCGACGATCCGACCGCGCAACGCATCCTGCAAACGAAGCACGACCATGTCCGACACACGGACATGGTCCCATGATGTACAGCCGTCGCGTGTATCCATCGTGCAATGGCTACACGGTACGAACCGAGCGCCGTTCTCACGGACTAGCGGCTTACCCCATATCTTCATCATCCCTACCCTTTCGGCCGACGACTCTCGCCGACTTGCCACCCATTATGACTACGCGATGACAGCATGTCAACAATAGATGCCACGGACCGCCCACACGACCACACGATGACAGCTCCCGAGACCTACACCTAGCGGATGGGTTACGCGTCGCCGGTGGACGTTCGGCGCCCACCGCGGCGCCGGCAATGCGTTATGCAGGAATAGGACCGACATCGCCGACGGTAGGGGAGGGGTTTTTCCCTGCATTGGCGGGCCTGGACGCGGTTTTCGGATCCGTCTAGCTCTCAGCTCCCAAGCCTGCATAAAGCACGATTATGCACGTTCGGTGGGGGAGGGGAGGGTCGGATCCCCGCCATTCAGCGGAATCCTTGTGCTGATAATGTCCGTTATCACGACAACCGAGCAGGATCAGCAGCTGCCAGCCTCAAGCCTCGCAGGCGCAGGCGCCAGCGCACCAGGCGCACAAGCGAGCGCCCGTCCGCCCGACCACCCCCCGAGGGGGGGCGGGGGGTTCGCGTACCTATATGTATAGATAACTAGAGACAGTGCGTATTCAAATCAGGATTCGTTGACTGTGGGTCAACTTTCCTGTACATGCTTGCCACCTGTGGGCAGTTTGCATCTGATTATCTGATATCTGATGACACCCCACCGTTGTTGGGGTGTCTATCTGATATCTGATGCCCCCCCAATGAAGAGATTGCGCTGTCCCACATGGGACGGGGTGGGTTTGTAGTGGAGGTGTTGACATGCCGCAGAATGGTGGTGGTCGTGGCTGGACGGTGGGTGCGTCTGGTGAGCGTGAGATGCCTGAGCTTTGGGGGGAGTTGTTGGAGTGGTTGCTCCTGGGGCCTGAGCGGAGTCCGCGTACTCAGAAGGAGTGGTCGGAGGGTCGCGATATTCATGTTGATTCGTTGCGGCGCATTAAGCGTGATCCGAGGTTTGTGAGGGAGTGGGATCGTCGTTGTGCGGAGTTGAATATTCATCCTGAGCGGACGCAGTCGGTGATTGATGCGTTGTTTAGGCAGGCTGCGGATGGGGATGTGAAGGCGGCGTCGTTGTATTTGCAGTACATCGACAAGTTCACGCCGAAGCGGCGTGTGGTTGTTGATGATGAGCGTGCTGCTTCTGGTTTGTCGGATTTGGAGCTGGCTGACGAGTTGGAGGCTTTGGTCGCGGAGTTTCGTGATGTCGATGTGGATGTCGATGTTGAGGTGGTGCGGCGTGAGGTTTGATCGGGCGGAGCGGATGCGTTTGTTGCGGGTCGAGCGGTCTGCGGAGCGTGCTAAGGTGCGTCGTGAGGTGTATGCGATGCACGCGAAAGGAGGCCCTTGTTGGGTGGGAAGGTGTTGCCAGGAGATGAGAATCAGGACTGGCGAGAGGAAGCTTTCGGAGAGCATCCTCTTTTAGGCCCGTGGGGGGATCCGTTTCATGGCCCTGAGGCTGACGAGCCGTTGGAGTGCGGTTTGGAGACTCCTGAGTCGTGTGAGTCGTGCGGGTGAGGGTGTGGGTGGTGTGCGGGGCTGTGACGGTCCTGTTCGCGTGTGTTGCCTTCATGGTTTGGGGTTTGGGTCGGACGTTACAGTCGTTGTTCGAGTAGATGTCTGACGTGTGCTGGCAGTACAAGAAGGGTTCGCCACGTCGCGGTGAGCATGCTTGGAGGGAGTGGGAGTCTTATACGACTCCTTCGAGGTGGCAGTGGGAAGAGTGCCGGCATTGCGGCCAGATGCGTAATGTCTCGCCTCGGTGAGCTTCGCCAGGAGGCGGAGTGGCGTAGGTGTGTTCGTAGCGAAAAGTATTTCTTGGAGCATTACTGGTATATAGCTCATCCTGCTGAGGGGCGCATTCTGTTCAAGTTGCGGAAGGCCCAGGCGGAGGCTTTGGAGCATTGGGGGGAGCATCGTTATTCGTTGTCGTTGAAGGCCCGTCAGATTGGTTGGACGACTCTGGTTGCTGCTCACCAGTTCTGGTTGGCGTTCTTTACACCTGATCAGAACATTATTGATTTGTCTCGTACTGAGCGTGAGTCGGTGTTGTTGTTGCGTAAGTCGAAGTACGGGTTTTCCCACATGCCGAGGTGGATGGTGGATCGGGGGCCGAAGTCGCTGATTGAGCATCAGCAGAAGATGGGGTTTGCGAATGGGAGCCAGATCGCTTCGATGCCTTCGGCTTCTGATCCTGCTCGAGGAGAGTCAGCTACGTTGGTTGTGGTTGACGAGTGGGCGTTCCTCCCGAACGCTGAGGAAGCGTGGGCTTCTATAGAGCCGGTTGCCGATGTGGGTGGTCGCATCATCGGCTTGTCGACTGCGAACGGGTCTGGCAACTTTTTTCATGAACTGTGGGTGGGTGCCACGACGGGCAACAACAAGTTTGAATCGATGTTTTTTCCCTGGTCGGCCACCGAGGATCGGGGGCCGGCCTGGTATGCGGAGAAGAAGCAGTCGATGTTGCCGTGGCAGCTCGCCCAGGAGTATCCGACGACGCCTGAGGAGGCGTTTGTCAAGTCGGGTAATCCTGTGTTCGACCTGGATTTGTTGGAGGAGATGCAACGGCAGGTCAGGTTTGGCGAGTCGGGGTATTTGCACAGGGTGTCGGCTAGGGCTGTGGAGTTCCGACGGTGAGCCTGGAGGTGTGGGCGCATCCGAATCCGCAGCACGGCTATGTGATGGGGGTGGACACGGCCGAGGGCCTGGGGCATGGCGATTATTCGTGCGCCCATGTTTTGGATTTGAACACGGGGGAGCTGGTTGCTGCGTGGCATGGGCATATTCCGCCTGATGCGTTGGCTGACGAGGTTTTGTCTCTGGGGCTTTGGTATCGGGATGCCTTGTGTTGCGTCGAGTCGAATAATCATGGGTTGACGACGATCACGATGTTGCGCCAGTTGGGGTATCCGAATCTGTTTCGGCGCCGTTCGTTGAATCAGGCGACTTCTAAGGTGTCTCAGGAGTTTGGGTGGAAGACGACTCGGACGACGAAGCCGTTGATGATTGACGATTTGTCAATGGCGTTGCGGAACGGCGAGTTGACGATTTATGACCGTCATACGATTGCGGAGTTGCGGACGTTTGTCCGCAATGAGCGGGGGTCGATGTCGGGGTCGCCTTACGATGATCGTGTGATTGCTTTGGCTTTGGCGAATCAGATGCGGAAGTATGCGTATGCGCCTGAGTTTGTGCAGAAGGTCGACGATTACTGGACTGTGGACTGGTTTGCCCGTTTGGCGGATCGTTCTGGTGCTGTGGGTGACGATTTGAGGATCGGTGGGACGACGGTGCGTGGGACACCGCATTTGTCTAAGTAGGGATCCCTACAATCCGAGAGGTGCCTTTATGGCAGTGAAGAACTTTGTGGCGTTTACGAGCGGCACGGAAACCGTTGATGGCCCGAAGGGGCAGAACAACAGGATGGAACGCGGCGGGTCTGTCGTGTCTAACCCGATTTGGGAGCCTGCGGCTCCCAACTCGCCGAAGCAGCGTTTTGGCGACCCGAAGTACGCCAATCAGACTGGCGGCTACGGTGAGATCTCGGTGCGTGACACGCCGGTCAACCAGCATGGCATTGTCGGCAAGGTTGAGCCTGCGAAGCCGCAGCCTGACCTGAAGGGCCATAACGCAGCTCCGCACACTAAGCGTCCGTAACTGTGGCGGTTCTGCCACCTGATGCGACGTTTGATGATTTCGTTTCATATACGGAATCTCTTCGGGGGCCTGTGGGTTCGGATGAACTCAGAGACCTCTGGGAGTGGCGTCAGAAGCTCCTGACGTTGCGCGTCGACACGAAGGTGGGTCACCGCTCCCAGTTGCCTGCCGACGAGCAGCATCTGTCTCGCCGCGAGCTGGGGGACAAGCGGTACCAGGAAGCGAAGTCTCAGGGTCGCAATATCGAAAGGTTGCCTGACAAGGCGTATTTCTGATGGCTCGTAAGACTCGTAGCGAAACCCTGGATCAGCACCGGCAGCGCATTGATCGTGCGCGTCGTTGGCGCGACCAGGAGGGTCTCGATGAGACTTGGTGGCGGCTCAACGACCTGTATCGTGGCCGGCACTGGCCTCGGACTACGACGGCGGATCGTGACCTGATCGCTGTGAATCTGTCGTTTTCGACGGTGAACGTGATTGCCCCGTCGGTGTCGGTGAACCATCCGAAGATTGTCGTTTCTGCCAATGAGCCTGATAATGGCGACAGGGCTGCGTTTGTGGAAGCTGTTGTGAACCACATGTGGCGGCATCACGATTTCCGCACTCCGTTCCGTCGGGCTGTGAAGGATTTTCTAATCTTCGGCCATGGTTGGATCAAGGTGGGTTGGAAGTTCGTCGAGCAGGAAATGTCGCTGTCGGATGCTGAGCAGCAGGAAATGCTTGATCAGGCCATTTCGGAGGTGGATGCGTTTGCTGCTGAGGCGCCGGCTTTGGCCGGTGGTCTCCCCACTGATGATGAGATGGCTGCGAACGTCCCACAGACGGCGATGATGGTCGTGGAGGATCAGCCGTTCGTGGAGCGGATTTCCCCGTTCGACATTTATGTCGATCCTGAGGCGACCTGCATGGATGACCTCACCTGGATTGCCCAGAAGATTGTCCGTCCCTTGGAGGAGGCTCAGAACGACAAGCGGTACCGGCCTTCGGTGCGGAAGCAGTTGACGGCTGACGGTGGTGTGAACCCGATGTATGCCGCCCAGTATCTTGACAACAGGGAGTACCTGTTCGACGAGGAGCGGGTGACAATCTGGGAGTATTACGACATCCGTTCCAACACGATGTCGGTGTGGGGGGAAACGACCGACGAGTTCTTGGTCAATCCGATGCCGATGCCGTATGCGTATGGGCAGCCGTTTGTGATGCTCCGCAACTATGACGTTCCTGACTTCTTCTACCCGATAGGCGATTTGGAAGCCATCGAGTCGTTGCAGCTTGAACTCGACAAGACGCGTTCACAGTTGATGAACGACCGTAAGCGGTATGCCCGCAAGTACCTGTTCCATGAGCGGTCGTTTGGACCTGAGGGCCGTGAGGCTCTTGAGTCTGACGAGGATGGCCGCATGGTTCCTGTGGTGGATGAGAACAAGCCGTTGTCC